TAATTGGTACAGTGTTTGTCCCTGGTCGTAAGATCAGTCAAAGCACTGAAACCTATCGCCATGGTTTCATTGAGTCTAAGGGTGGTCCTGTCCTTGGTGTTCCTGGTATTGAAACTGGTGGAACTAACTACGGTACTCCTACCAATCCTGTAAGCACTTACAACATTACTGGAGATGGTTCTGGTTTAACACTTACCGCAACAATCGGTGCTGGCATCTCTGCTATTACTGGAGTCTCTATTGCATCTTCTGGAAGAGGATACAAGGTTGGAGATGTTGTTGGTATTGTTACTGCTGATACTGGTGGAGCTGGTTCTGGTGTTCGCATCGGCATCAATTCTCTAGGTGGTATCGACACGCTGTATCTGACAAATGTTCAGGCAGAAGAATTTGATACTACATCTGGTACAGATGTAACATATCATCATGGAGCAGGTAGCGTAGTTGACACTGGATTAGATGTAACCTCATATGATGCTACTGGAAGTATCTACACTGGCGAATACTTCAGAGTTAATCATCGTAACCACGGGATGCATAGTCCTCTGAACAGAGTTATTCTGAACGATGTTGAATCTGATGTTCTTCCTACAGAATTGTCTGTAGATATTGCATCAAACGAAACCTCTATTTCTATCGCATCTACAGAACAATTCGCTGAGTTTGAGGGCGCTGTTGTTAGTGCTGCAAACACTGGATATGCATTTGTTGGTAGTGAAATTCTTTCTTACACTAGCGTAGGCATCTCTAGTCTCGGTGGTGTTGTGAGAGGTGTTGACGGAACCAATTCATTGAATCATCTCAAAGATGACATCATCACTAAGTATGAGTACGCTGGAGTTTCTCTACAGAAGATTAATACTGAGCATGATGTACAATCTCTGCAAAGAGGTATTGATGATTACTATCTGAAGATTGATAGAGGATCTAGCAGAGGTTCCGATGACAGTTCTAATACCATTCCTCAGGTATCCTTCAGGGAAGAAGCTGCTGGTGGTGGTCAGAATGTACATGCTTCTAAGAACATCCAGTATGATGCTGTAAGACCTCTTCTTGATGCTGCTACATTTGGACCTCAAGACTTTATTTCTCTGCAAATGAGAAGTATTACAGGGACCTCTCCTGATGGTAGCGAGACCTCATTCGTTGACGCTGGTTTTGAAGATCTTAACTTCAATAGAATCAATCAACTGGAAACTACCAGAATTCTTGGTTCTAGAATTAATGAGTCTGCAAGACTCGGTTCATTGCCCAGAAACAAGTCATTCACATTTACAGTGGAACTTGCTAACAATGGTGACGAATTCAATTCTCCCACAGTCAACCTGGAAGGAGCAAATGCACTCTTCTATGAGAATAGACTGAACAACCCAATTGATGATTACAGAACGGATCCTAGAGTCAAGTCTAGATTCAATGATCCTCATGCTTCTTACTATATGTCGAGTCCGATTTATATTAAGAATCCTGCAACTTCAATTAGAGTTGTGTTTGAGGCACGCAGACCAATCGAATGCGATTTCCGTGTTCTGTATAGCATCCTCAAGACAGACTCTAATGAGGTAACCCCAGACTTTGAATTGTTCCCTGGTTACTTTAACCTCAGAGATACTGATGGAGATGGAATTGGAGACGAGACCATTGATCCTACCCAAAACGATGGTAGATCAGATGCGTTTGTTCCCTCCGATCCGCTCCAATATAGAGAGTATACATACTCTGTAGATGACCTTCCTAGTTTCAACGGTTTCCAAATCAAAATCGTATTCACTGGAACTAATCAGGCAAGGTATCCTGTATTGAAAAACCTTAGAGCAATTGCCGTAGCATGAGTCTGATTCCTGTTGAAGGACATTCTCACTTATTCAGAGACTCTGATACTGGATCCATCATTAACACTGATGATTCCAGTTATCAGGCTTATCTGAGACAAAAGAATGCCAAAAAAAGTGAAAGAGAAGAACTCGACGATATGAAAAGGGATATCGATGAGATTAAGAATATGTTAAGTAAAATCGTGGATAAGTTATGACTAGAAATCCTCATTCAGAGTTTTTGAAATATCATGGATATGCTGATGTAGTGCAATCCAACATCCCTCCTACAGACATAGAAATTCTTAGGTCGGAGGTCGCTGAGATAAAAGCAACCATGCAATTAGTGTTACAGGAATTAAGGCAACTAAATACCTAATAGGATAATCCGTGATGTAAAGAATGGCAGTTTACATTGCTAATCTCTCAGTCGATACAGGTGTTGATTTTCAACATGGGTTCAGTCTAGGAGATAACGATACAGGAACTTTTTTAAACCTGACGAATTACACCTGCACTTCTCAAATGAGAAAGTGGGCGGGAAGTTCGACTGCCGTTTCGTTTGCGTCAACTGTTACCGATCCAGAAGCAGGTCAGATCCAGATATCTCTGGCATCTACGCTTACAGCTGATATTAAACCAGGGCGATATGTATATGATGTGAATCTTGAGGACTCTGGTGGCTTTAAATACAAGGTCGTTGAAGGAATGGTCCTAGTCAGAGCAGGAGTCACAAGGTAATGCCCTCATTACGAATCGGCACATCAAATCAGGTAAAAGTTATTGCCAGCGGATCCCTTGGCGGGGGTTCTGGCGGTCGATTAACTTTGCTCGCAGATGTTGACGCATCTAGCCTGGAAGACGGGAGCATTTTGGTATATGAAGCTGCGTCTAACGCCTTCAAAACGACGAAAAATTTCCCCGCTGCCATCATTGACGGAGGTGTCTACTAATGTCCGCAACTATCCTCCTCAAAAGGACGCTTGGCACTTCGCCGCCGAATATCGCTCCCGTTGGTACTGGCGTATCGTTCGGTGAGTTAATCTATACTTACGATACCAGCGATGTTGGTGCTGGTAAGTCTTACAAAAAATTATATATTGGTAATCCAGCTGGTCCTGGTTCAGCACCCATTCCTATTGGTGGTGAATACTATACCAGTCTTTTTAATGATAATCCTTCCGATTACGGAAAACCACAAGCATCTAAAGTTCTAATCTTAGATAATCAGGCAAGAGTTGCCTCCTGGTTTGTTGTAGATGATTTCTACACTGCAGGTGTCGGTACAGTTGCTGGTAACTTTAGTGTTGGTGGTAACCTCAATGTAACAGGAGACCTCGTTTATGACGAGGCAAATGCTAGAAACTGGAATGTATCTGGTATTGCAACTGCTGCTACATTAGATGTTGGTGCTGCAGGATTCTCTACCCTAGGTGTAACTGACTTCCGTGCAGTTACAGGTGTTGTAACTACCCTTAGTGGCACAAGTGCTAACTACTACGAAGTAAATGTAGGGCATGCACTTACCGCAAATAATGTAGAAATTACTGGGGTATCATCCTTCAGTAATATTACATTCTCCAATGATATTATTAGAGTTGGTCGTGATGCTGCTGTAGGTCTTAGCAGCGCCGACTCTTCAATCTTTATTGGTGATTTTGCTGCAGCTGGTATGGGTCAAACGACCCTTAACCGTCGCAACATTGCGATTGGTGCCAGTGCAATGCAATATGCTGGTATTCTCTCCAGCAGTGACGAGTTAGAATCTAACATCGTCATGGGTAACTTTGCAGGTTATAGACTGCAAGGTACTAAGAACCTGATGATTGGTGATAAGGTAGGTTTTGCCTTATCTTCTAGCGGCAACGATGAGAACATCGCTCTGGGTAACCAGTCGATGTATGGTGAGACTTTCCCTGTTGTTGATGGGGTAACTCTCAGCGTAACTGTTGGTGAACAAACTGCTGTTGCAGATTATGATCAGACAGAAGATGTAACAGAGACAAGTGGATCTGGTCAAGGTCTGTTAGTTAGATTGCAGACTGGTTCTACTGGTCTGATTACTAACATCGAAATCATGGCCCCTGGCGATGGTTACGAGGTTGGTGATACATTCACCATGCCGTTTGGTTTCCAGACCCTTACAGGTAGTGTAACTAGCAAGAATGGTCGCTTCCTGAGTGGTGGTACAGGAACTAGACAGCAGAAAAGAAATATTGCGATTGGTCCATATACATTATTCAATGTAGACGGTAGCAAAAACATTGCTATCGGTTACTCTGCTGGTGCAAATACTCTAGGTGACGGTAATGTCATCTTAGGATACAACCAAGATCCTGCTCTTTATGCAGGCAATAATCAACTAATCATTGGCACAGATGGTGTTAAGTGGATTAGTGGTAATAGCGATGGTTGGGTTGGCATCGGCACAACTACACCAGATGCTTTACTTGCCGTAAATGGCGATGTTAGCATTTCTGGCGTAGCAACAATTCCTCAAATTGATATCAACGATATCGGTGTTGAGGATATCAAGGTCACTGCTGGTTTAGCAACTGACTTTGCAATTACCAACGCTAAGATTCAGTCAGGTATTATTACTGACACTGTTGGTACTGCTGCAACTATTACGAATGTAGATTTCGTAAATGCAGACATTGAGGCAGCTAAGATCACTGCTGGTATCATTACTGATATCGTCGGTACTGCTGCTACTATTACGACGATTGATGCTACCGAAGGCGATATCGTCAATGCGAAGATTACCGCTGGTGTTGTAACATCTCTGGTTGGCACATATGCCACGATCACAACCTTCGACTCTAACGAAGGTGACATCAATACCCTGAAGACTGTCGCTGGCGTTGTTACATCACTGACTGGTTTTGGTGTAACTTACAATACAGCAGACTTTGAGATCCTTGATGCTAAAGATGTCAAGGTTACCACAGGTCTTATTACATCACTGGTCGGTACATATGTAACCTTCCAAGACGCTGACTTCCAAAAAGATGTCAGAGTTGGTGGAGCTCTCACTGTTGTTGGCGATCTGACCGTCAATGGTACTACAAGTTTCGTTCAGAGCACGGTCGTTCAGGTAACCGATAAGAACATTGAACTTGGTTTCAGTTCTACTGGTAGTCATGCTGATGCTACAGCCGATAACGGCGGTATCATCCTCAAGGGAACGACTGACAAAGAATTCTTATACGATCAAGCAAGAGAGGGTTGGGAATCTAACCTCAAGTTTATTCCTAATGCCGATGGCACTCTGGATATCGGTACTACTGATAGAGAGTGGAAAGACATCTACATTGATGGCACAGCACATCTTGACGCTGCTGACATCCTTGATGCCAAGATCACTGCTGGTATTATCACCAGTCAGGTTGGCACCTTTGCAACCATCACAACGGTAGATATCGAGACTCTCGATGCCAGAGATGTAAACATCACTGGTCTTGCTGTAACTGATATTGTTGGCACTGCAGCAACTATCACAACGATTGATGCCACAGAAGGCGATATCGTTAACGCTAAGATTACTGCTGGTGTTGTAACCTCCCTGGTTGGCACCTACGCTACGATCACCACGGTCGATATTGAGACCCTGGATGCAAAGACTACAAATATTACTGGATTAGCAGTCACTGATATTGTTGGTACTGCTGCTACTATCGGTGATGTTCATGTCACTGGAGACTTTAGAGTCGGTGGTGCAACCACCTTTACTGGTAATGTAACCTTCAATGGCGGTACAATTGGTCTTGGTGATTCCACCACTGATAACATCGTCTTTACTGGTGAAGTTGACTCTAATATCGTTCCTGACGATGATGATACATATGATCTTGGCAGTGCCGCTAAGCAGTGGCGCGATATCTACATCAATGGCGTTGCTCGTATTGATGACCTGATTGTTGATTCAACAGTCGGTACATATGCGACAATCACAACTGCTGATGTCGATGTACTCGATGCAAGACAGACAAATATTACTGGATTGGCAGTCACCGATATTGTCGGTACTGCTGCTACTATCACGACGATTGATGTCACAGAAGGTGATATCGTCAACGCTAAGATCACTGCTGGTATCATTACTGATATCGTTGGTACTGCAGCAACCATCACTACGGTTGACTTTGAAGTTGCAGACATTCTGAATGCAACTGTCTCAGTTGGTATTGCAACCTCTGCATTCGTACAAGCTGGTTTCATTACCTCGCTGTATGACTCTACTGGTGTAGTTGGTCTTAATACTCAGCACATGCTGAGCACCAATCCTGATGGCACGATCACCTGGCGTGAACCTGCACAGATTGGTATTGCAACCATCAATGCTAAGTTGGATACATGGTTTGTATCTACCAACGGTGTTGACGATGGTGATGCATCTCGTGGCAGAACACCCGAGAGACCATACAGAACGATTGCATACGCTCTGTCTCAGATCTCCAACATCGGTGTTAATGATGTTCTGAACATCGCTGCTGGTGTTTATGAAGAAGTCTTCCCACTGACTGTTCCAGCTGGTCTGACAGTCAAGGGTG